CATACCAAGGGCGCGTTCGCGGGCCAGGGGTTCAACCTGCGGCCCTGGCAGCGGCGGATCGTGCGGCAGATTTTCAAGAAGGGGAAAGACGGGCGGCGGCAGTACCGCACCGTGTTGTTAATGCTCCCCCGAAAGAACGGGAAGAGTGAGCTGGCGGCGGCGCTGGGCGTCTACGGGCTGATGGCGGACGGGGAGCCCGGCGCGGAGGTGTACTCGGCGGCGACCGACCGGGACCAGGCCGGGCTGGTGTTCGGCGTGGCGGCGCAGATGATCCGGAACGACCCGGACCTGAGCGCGTCGTGTTACATCGTCGACAGTCAGAAGCGGATCGAGCACGAGGCGAGCGGCAGCTTTTATAAGGCTATTTCGGCTGAGGCGTATTCAAAACATGGCCTCAACGCCCATCTCTGCATTTACGATGAGCTGCATGCCGCGAGGAGCCGGGATCTCTACGATGTCCTCTCGACGTCGATGGGCGCGCGGACGCAGCCGCTGATGGTGATCATCTCGACGGCCGGGTATGACCGCCACTCGATTCTCTGGGAGCTGTACCAGCACGCGAAGAAGGTGCAGGAGAACCCGGCGCTCGATCCGACGTTCCTGCCGATTCTGTACGAAGCGCCGGCCGACGCCGATTGGACGTCGCAGAAGGTCTGGCGGAAAGCGAACCCGGCGCTCGGGGATTTCCGCTCGCTCGAGGACATGCAGATTTTAGCGAAGCGGGCGCAGGAGATTCCGGCGCAAGAGAACACGTTTCGCCGGCTGTACTTGAACCAGTGGACGGAACAGGCGTCGCGGTGGATCGCCATGCCGGACTGGGATGCGTGTCAGGCGCCGATCGATCCGGCGAGCCTGCGCGGCCGGCGCTGTTACGTCGGGATGGACTTGAGTACGACGACCGACTTAACCGCGCTGGTCGCGGTATTCCCGCGGCCGGATGGCTGCGACGTGCTGCCGCAGTTCTTCATTCCGCAGGACCGGATCCGGACGCGCGGGATGCGGGACCATGTGCCGTATGGGGAATGGACGCGGCTGGGGCAGTTGATCGCGACGCCGGGTGCGACCGTGGAATACGAGGCCGTGCGCCAAGTCCTGAATAGTTGGGCGGCGGATTACGACGTGCAGTTGATTGCGTACGACCCCTGGAACGCGACCGACCTGGTGTCGCGGCTCGAGAAGCAGGACAGCCTGCCGTGTGTGGCGATGCGCCAGACCTACGCGGCGTTGTCGGCGCCGACCAAGTCGCTGGAGAAGGCGATCTTGGGGCGGACGCTGCGGCACGACGGGCACCCGGTCCTGCGCTGGAACGTGTCGAATGTGGCCGTCGAGAGTGACGCGAGCGGGAATCTGAAACCGTCGAAGGTGGCGTCGACGGAGCGGATCGACGGCGTCGTCGCGCTCATTATGGCGGTGGACCTGATGGATCGCCACGCGCGGACGCCGGCGGCGCAATATGCGATGACGGTCATCGGCTAGGAGGCTGAGATGGCGACTGATCCCCCGCGTCCGCCCGGCCGTCCACCGCTCGACGTCGCCGCCGAGTCCGTGGCGCTCACCTTCCGCCTGCCGCGCCAGCAGTACGACGATCTCTGGCGCCGGGCCGCGGCCGAACGCACGACCGTGTCCGACCTGCTCCGGAGTTTCGTCCACAAAAATAGCAAGTAAGAAACTCGGGCATTAGCCTCCTGTTCCACATGGAACAGGCGTACGCGCTGCTCGACATCAAGGCCACGTCCCCCGGGCCGGAGCGGCGCACGTTTTCCGGCATTGCCTCGACGCCGGAACTGGATCGCTCGGGCGACATGGTCGACCCGGCCGGCGTGACGTTTCGCAACCCGCTGCCGCTCCTGTTCCATCACGACACCAAACAGCCGATCGGGACCGTGGTCCTGACGTCGACGCCGGCGGGCATCTTGTTCGAGGCGTCGATTCCGATCATCGAGGAACCCGGCGCGCTGAAGACGCGGACCGACGACGCCTGGCAGTGCATCAAAGCCGGCATCCTCACCGGCGTCTCGATCGGGCATCGCATCCTCAAGGACGGCGTCGAGTACCTGCAGTCCGGCGCCCGCAAGCTCACCAAAACCGAAATCTGCGAGGTGTCGCTGGTCGCCATTCCGGCCAATGCGTCCGCCTCCATCCGGCTCGTTAAATCGCTCGCGGCGCCACGCCGCCTGGAGAGAACCATGCAAAAGCAGACCGCGGCGGACCACGTGCAGGCGCTCGAGAACAAGCGCGCGGCGCTCGCCGCGCGGCTGGGCGACATTATGAAAACCGCGGCGGCCGACGAGGCCACGTTGACCGATGACCAGGCGACCGAATACGACGGCCTGGAATTGCAGGTCAAGAGCCTCGATGCCGATCTGAAACGGTGGCGTGAACTGGAGAAGCTGCAAGCCGCGACGGCGACGCCGGTGCCGGCCGTGACGCTCGGCCGCACGACGACGCTGCCGGTGATTTCGGTCAAACCGAACGTGCCGATCGGGACGCAGTTTGTCCGCGCGGCCTGCGCGAAAATCATCGGCTCGCTGGAAAACCGGAACCCGGCGGAAATCGCACAGGAACGCTGGGGCGATTCGACACCCGAGGTCGCGCTCTACCTCAAGGCCGCCGTGGCGCCCGGCACCGTGACGGATGCGACCTGGGCGGCGCCGCTCGTCAATCAGGCGATCGTCTCGGACTTCATCGAGCTGCTGCGGCCGGCGACGATCATCGGCCGGATCCCGAACCTGCGCGAAGTCCCGTTTAACTGCAAAGTGCCCAGCCAGACCGCCGGCGGCACGTACGGGTGGGTCGGAGAAGCGAAGCCGAAACCCGTCACCAAGTTGGCGTTCAGCTCCGAGACCCTCGGCGTGAACAAAGTCGCCGGGATCATCGTGCTCACCGAGGAACTGGTCCGGCTGTCGAATCCGAAGGCCGAGGACCTGGTGCGCGCCGACATGATCGCCGGCATCGCGCAGTTCCTGGATCAGCAGTTCATTGATCCGGCCGTGGCCGCGGTCGCCGGCACGAATCCGGCGTCGATCACGAACGGCGCGGCCACCGCCGCCGCGACGACGAATCCCGTGGCCGACATCCTCGGGCTGATCAATCACTTCGCGACGAACAACATCAGCGTGAACGGCCTGACGTTCATCATGTCGCCCGCGAACGCCTTGTCGTTGTCCTTCCGCTCGAACTTGGACGGCTCGCCGGAATTCCCAGGTGTGACGATCAACGGCGGCAGCTACAAGGGCATCAACTTCGTCACCAGCAATACCGCCAGCACGAACGTCATTGCGGTCCAGCCGCAGCTGGTCCTGATGGCCGACGAGGGCGGCGTGACGATCGATGCGTCGCGCGAGGCGTCGCTGCAAATGGATTCGGCGCCGGCATCCCCGGCCGACGCGACGACCGTGATGGTCTCGCTGTGGCAAATGAACTGCGTCGGCCTGCGCGCCGAACGGTTCATTACCTGGAAGCGTGTCGGCGTCAATGCCGTGAAGTACCTGACCGCAACCGCGTGGCCGGCGCCATCCGGCGTCGAGACGCTGAGCGGACGCAGCGGCAAGGCGAGTTAAGCGCCGTGAGCGTGCTCGACGCGATCCGATCGCGGCTCGGGTCGGTCTTTAGCGCACGGCCGGTGGCGACCAGCGGCAGCTGGTGGCCGGTCGTGCGCGAACCCTATACCGGCGCGTGGCAGAAGAACGAAGAGATCCGGGCGGAGACCGCGCTCGCCAATCCGGTCGTCTTCCGCTGCGTCTCGCTGATTGCGACCGACGTGGCCAAGCTCCGGCTGCGGCTGGTCGCGATCGATGACGACGGCATCTGGTCGGAGACGACCTCGGCGGCCTTCTCGCCGGTGCTGCGCGTCCCGAACCGGCACCAAACGATTCAGCTGTTCCTCGAGCGGTGGATGTTGAGCAAGCTGCTCTGGGGGAACACGTACATCCTGAAGGACCGCGACGCGCGGGGCGTCGTGACGGCGCTCTACGTGCTGGACCCGGCGAAGGTCACCGTCCTGGTCGCCCCGGACGGCAGCGTGTACTACCAGGTGCAAACCGACGACCTGGCCGGCGTCGTCGACCCGTTGGCGATTCCGGCGCGCGAGATCATCCACGACCGCTGGAACTGCGTGTTCCATCCGCTCGTCGGGTTAAGCCCGCTGTATGGCTGCGGGTCGGCGGCGCAACAGGGGCAGCAGATCGAATCGGCGTCGACCGCGTTTTTCTCGAGCGGTGGCCGGCCGTCCGGGATGCTGGCGCCGCCGGCCGGCGTCTCCGCGATTGATAGTGAGACCGTCAAACGACTGAGCGAAGCCTGGCACGCGCTCGGGCCGGGCCGCACCGCCATTCTCAGCGACCACTTGCAGTACACCGAAGTCGGATCGTCCGCGGTCGATGCCGAACTCGTCCAGCAATACGGGATGACGGTCAAAGTCATCGCCGGCTGTTTCGGCGTGCCGATTTCGATGGTCGATTCCAGCCAGCAGCCGCCGTACGCGAACAGCGAAGCGTCCGCGCTCCAGTACCACTCGCAATGTCTCCAAACGCATCTGCTCGGGATTGAGACGGCCTTAGATGCCGGGCTCGAGTTGCCGGCGCCCTATGGCACCGAATTCGATCTTGATGACTTGCTGTGGATGGACACGACCACGCGCACGAAGGCCGCGCACGACGCGATTAGCGCGGGCGCGATGACGCCCAACGAAGCGAGATTTAAATACTTCGGGCTGCCGCCGGTTGAGGGTGGCGATACGCCGTACCTGCAACAGCAGATGCATAGCCTCCGGGCACTGGCTGCGCGCGATGCTCAGGCGTCGCCCGCCACAGCAGTCCCAGTCGCCGCGCCAGTCACCCCGGAGGAACCGACCGAAGAGACCGTCGCCGCCGCGGTGGGCGACCTGGCGACGTCATGACGCTGAGCTATTCGCGCGTCACGCCGGCCGAACCGCTCGTCACGCTGGCGGAAGCGAAGGTGCATCTCCGGATCGTCGATAGCGCGTCCGATGCCGACATCTCGCAGAAGCTGGCCGCGGCCGAGGAGCGCGTGTTCGCGACGCTGGGCGCCGCGGCCGATCCGGCGTGGGAGGCGGCGACGGCGCCGAAGCTGGTGCGCCACGCGATCCTGATTCTGCTCGATGCGTTTATGGAGCGGCGCGGCGGTGACGAAGGCGGCGAGGACCTGCGGAAGGCGTTCGAGGTCGTCGACCGGCTACTCGCGCTCTACCGCGATGTGAGCGTCGCATGAACACGGGCGCGCGGCGGCATCGCGTGACGTTGACGACCGGTGACGACGCCGTCCCCCTGTCGCCGCCGGACTGGTGGTGTGCGTACCTGAGCGAGACCGCCGGCATGGCGACGTTGATCGGGCCGTATCACGCGGGCATCACGACCGCGACGCGCGTCCACTTCAAGAGCCGGGTGTTTCACGTTGTGTCGTTCATCAATCGCGAGGAGCGCGATCGGGAGCTGGTTTTGAACTGCAGCGAGGTGTTTGCCTGATGGCCAAACGACTCACGGTGCAGTGGACCGGCCTGGATACGTTCGAGGACGAGCTGCGAACGATGACCGCCGACCTGGTCGACGAGGCGAACGAGATCATGCTCGAAAGCTGCGAGGCGGCGCAGGCCGACATCGCGGCGGCCTATCCGGTCAAGTCGGGCCGGCTGCGGGCCGGGCTGGTGATCACGCCGGCGCGCGGCATGGTGCTCGCGGGCGCGACGCTCACGCAAACCGCGCCGCACGGCTGGATCTACGAACACGGCACCAAGGTCCGGGAGAACAAGAGCAAGCAGAACCGCGGATTCTCGCCGCCCCATCGGACCTTTGAACCGATCGCGCACGCCTACCGGCGGACGGCGATTTCCGCCGTGATGTTCCGTCTGTACGCGCACGGCGCCAGCGAAGTGACCGGCGACGTTGACGCCGCCTAAAGGAGACGAGAGTTATGGCCATCAAAACCGGCCGCTACGGACAGGTGAAGTACTCGCCGGACGGCATCGCGGCGGCCGTCGAGATCATCTCGATCAACGCGTGGACCGCGTCCTTCAAAACCGAGTACGAGGACGTGTCGTGCTTTGGGGATGAGAACCGGGTCTACATCCCCGGCCTGCGCGATTCGAAGGGTTCGCTGGCCGGCTTCTGGAATAGTGCCGAACTCACGCTCTTCGAAGCGGCGATTGCCACGGTACCGGGGAAGCTCGAGCTCGTCCCGAACAGTTCGGAACCGACGTTCTTCTGGTCGGGGCTCGCGTACATGGACGCGGAAGTCGATTGCAGCCTGGCGGCGCCGAAAATTTCCGGCGAGTGGGTCGCGGCCGGGCCGTGGACCGGGCCGGACACCGTCGTCCTGCTCGCGAACCGCGACGGCGGGGAAGGGGCCGCCCGGCAGCAGGCGCGCGCCGCGAAGGAACGCGCCGCGCTCGACCGCGCCGCGAAGGAGCGCCCGACGCAGCTGCCGGCGGCGTGAGATGCCGGGCCTGTTCCGCACCGTGACGCTGCGCGGCGAGGCCGCCGCGCGGCTGTCATGGGGCTACCAGACCGCGGCCGTCCTGCGGCGCTGGGCATTGACGAAGACGGACAAGGGCGAGTGGACCTTGACGGCCGGGATCGATCGCGCCGATCCCTTCCGGCTGCAACAGACGCCCTTGCAGTTCACGGCGCCGCGGCCGGGCGGCTTTTTCTGTTTTCCTGTCAAGACGGTTCAGCTCGGACGCGAATCGCTGGTCGCGTCACTTGGGCCGCCGGAGCACTAGATGTCTCGATTCGTGACGCCGAACGAAGTCCGCCTTCCGCTCAGTGACGGCGACTATCTGATCGTCAAGGAACGCCTCAATGTGGGCGACACAAGGGACCGGATGAGTCTCGCGCTCACAGCAGACGGCAAGACCGTCGATCCACTGAAGTGGGGGATGGCGGTCGTCCAGACGTATCTCGTCGATTGGTCACTGACCGATGCCGCCGGGCGGATCGTCTCGATTCGCGAGCAGGCGCCGGACATGGTCGCCGCGGCGCTGCGGAATCTGGACCCGGACGACTTCAAGGAAATCCTCGAGGCGATCGACGCGCACGAGGCGCGCGTGCAGGCGGCCCGGGAGGAAAAAAAAACAGCACGTACTGGTGTGACGCCGTCCGCGCACAGCTCGCCGTCGCTCGTCGCTGTCGGTGGCGGTACGAGTGGGTCGCGGAGCTAGACCCCGACGTGTATGACCTCCTGATCGAACAACTGCAGGACGAGGACAGCCGGGCCAGCTGACATGCCGATTGACGCCAAGTTCACCGCCGACTTTTCGCAGTTCGCGACGGCGACCAAGGGCGCCCAGAGCGAGCTCGACAAGCTGATCACGAAGAGCGACGGCGCGCAGAAGTCGATCGCGAAAATGAGCGACGCCGCGGCCGGCCGCTTCTCGG